CAATACTATCGTCCAAATGGCATTCAAGCACCTACTACTGAATCTCGTGTAGTTGCAGCACCGGCTTCTCCAGTAGCTGCGTTAGTTGCTGATCCAGTTGTTTCTGCTCCTTTATCGGCTGCTGATGATTTACCATGGGAAACTCCTGCAGCGGCTTCTTATGCTGCACCAGCGGTTGCACCTGAAACGACTGGTGAAGGCGCAAGCCGTGCACAAGACATTCTTAAAATGATTCGTGACCGTCAAACGGCTTAATCAGTAGTATAGGGTGTGCGGGGTAGTTCCTGTACACCCTTTTTTCGTTTAAAGAGGAGAGACAATGAAAGCATTTGACGTAAGTAAATTTCGTAAAACATTAACCAAGTCTATTGAAGGTCTTGGTGTTGGTTTCAATGACCCAACTGATTGGATTAGTTGTGGTAACTATGCACTTAACTATTTGATTAGTGGTGATTTCAACAAAGGTATTCCATTAGGTAAGGTTACTGTGTTTGCTGGTGAATCGGGATGTTTACCAGCATTGGCTAAGGTAGATGTCAAATACACTATTAACGAGGTTGGGTTTAATGAAACTGTAACTGTTTCTAAACTTCGTGAATTGGTTCATGATTCAGCTGTTGAAAAATTAAAAATTTCAACACCAGACGACTACCAATTAGTTGGTCAATGGTTTGATAAAGGTTCATTGTCAATTGTTAAGATTACAACTGCTACTAGAAGTGCAGAATCCGCAACAAGCCACTTGTATCAGTTGGAAGATGGTGAATGGGTTACTGCTGGTGCATTGACCATCGGTGATTCAGTTATGACGGTTGATGGTGCCGAAGAAATTGTTAGTAAAGAATTCTTGGCAGATGCTGAGTGTTATGATTTCGAAGTGTTACATCCAAACCACCGTTATTGGAGTGATGGATTCTCAAGTCATAATAGTGGTAAGTCTTATATTTGTTCTGGTAACATTGTTAAACATGCACAGGAACAAGGTATCTTCGTTGTTTTGATTGACAGTGAGAATGCGCTTGACGAGGCTTGGTTGCAGGCACTCGGTGTTGATACTAGCCCAGATAAATTGATGCGACTTGGTATGTCAATGATCGACGATGTTGCTAGAACTATCAATGAATTCATGAAAGAGATAAAATCAATGGATGAGGCTGATAGACCGAAGGTTCTATTTGTGGTGGATTCATTAGGTATGCTATTAACCCCAGTGGATGTTAATCAGTTTGAAAGTGGTGATTTAAAAGGAGACATGGGACGTAAGCCAAAGGCTTTGATGGCATTGGTTCGCAATTGTGTTAATATGTTTGGGAATTATAACATTGGTATGGTATGTACAAACCATACATATGACTCCCAAGACCCATACAACCCTGATCCAAAAATATCGGGTGGCGCGGGCGCAATTTATGCTTCTAGTATCGTAGTTGCAATGAAAAAATTGAAACTAAAAGAGGATGAAGACGGCAATAAAACGTCAACCGTTCACGGTATTCGAGCGGGTTGTAAAATTATGAAGACTCGATACGCACAACCATTCACTGATATTGAAGTTCAAATTCCGTATACAGAAGGTATGAGTTTGTATAGTGGTATGTTTAGCCTGTTAGAAGGCAAAAAACTGATCACTAAGGAAGGCAACCGATACGTTTACATTGACACTAACGGTGGTATTCATAAGTATTTCCGTAAAGAATGGAATAAGAATGAGAACGGTATCTTAGATTTGGTTATTTCTGAATTCCAGAAAAAAGTACAAGCAGTTGAAGTTGCTTCAGAACTTGATGATGATCAAAGTGAAGAGGAACTAGATTAAATCATCCCAAAAACCCGTCTTTCTATAAGGCGGGTTTTCCAAAATGATACATAAGGTCAGTTAACATTTTTAATTAAGGAGAAAACAACCCATGAAAGAAGCATTAATCACTGACATTTGGACTGTATTAGTTGAGCACTTATCGGAAAGACAACGCAAGAACGCTGCAGTTGAGTATGTAAATGTATTACAAGACCACGGGATTAAAGAAACGATGTTAGAAAGTTTAGTAGGTGTAGATCCATACTTAGACTTTGCATTAGAAGCAGTTATGGATGACGAAGACGACGATTACGACGACGAATAAGGTGAAAAATGACAAACTGGTATGATAAGGTTTCACGGGATATAACGAATGTTCCACACGCAATTGCCCATTATCGGTCAGAATTAGGTTCTGCCAAGGTAGACGTTAAGATTTCTGGTAGTATTGAACGTGCGGCAGCTGCAATGCCAGGGATTGTTGAAACACGTTTTTGCCAGTTACAAGAGATTGAGGCTATATTGGAATACTTGAACATTTGTTTGAAGCAGATGAAAAGTCAACATTTCCAAAAGTATCTTGAAACATATCAACGTTCTTTGAGCAGTAGAGATTGTGATAGATATGTAGATGGAGAACAAGACGTGGTTGATTTTGAGATTTTAATCAATGACGTTGCCTTACTCAGAAATCAGTATCTTGGTGTTATCAAAGGATTGGATATTAAGCAATGGCAGTTATCCAATATTGTTAAGTTAAGAACTGCTGGATTGGATGATGCGTCTATCTAAAAGATAATTGATGCATTTTATATCCACAATTGACACGGAAGCCCACTCTCGAGTGGGCTTTTTGTTACCTACAAATTTCAATAAATATAGGAAAAACTACGAGGTTAAATCCATGAGAATAACAGACATCATCGGCGAATCAGCAATCGATGAAGCACCACTCCCACCAGATTGGGATAAATCGGTATACACGCCACAAACATCATACAAGAAAAGAATTGAATATGCGGTAGCACGTGCCCAAAAGATGGGTAAGGGGTCATCGAGAACTGCGTTTGATATTGAATATGAAGGCAGACCAACTGTTCTTAAAGTTGCGCATAATGTAAAAGGTATGGCACAGAACAAAGAAGAAGCAGAAATACTAGATGATGGTTATGTGCAAGATTTGGGAATTGCTATTCCAATTATCGATTATGATGAAGAACATGATGAACCGGTTTGGATTCATACAGAAAAAGCACAGAAGGCTACTGAAAAACAATTGTGTAACTTGATGAAATGTGGTAAGTTGGATTTGTTAGTTAAAATGGCATTTGCTAGTACTGGCAATAGAGGTATCACTGTAAGCCACCAAGATGTTATCGATACATTAAAAGCTGCACCGTATAATTATTCTGACGATGATATCGAATTATGCGAAGAATATGCACAGGCATTAACTGAACTCGCAGTTAATTTTGACGTTGGTTTATGGGATTTTGCAAGAGCAGCCAACTGGGGTTTATTTAATGGTAAACCTGTTGTAATTGATGTTGGTTATACTGATGCAGTTCACGCGGCACACTATCGATGAATACAATAGTAATAGTAACAGGTGGCTTTGATCCGATTCATTCTGGTCATATAGAATACTTGAAGGCTGCAAAGTCATTGGGAGATATTCTTGTGGTTGGGGTGAATAGTGATGAATGGCTTGTTCGTAAGAAAGGTCAGGCTTTTATGCCAATCGAAGAAAGAAAGGCTATCATTCAGAATCTAAAGATGGTTGATGCTTGTATTGAATTTGATGATTCTAACGGTGATGCGATTGATGCTATCAATTATGTGAAAACATTATATCCAACTGATAGAATAGTATTTGCTAATGGTGGTGATAGAACGGCTAGCAATATACCAGAGATGTCAGTCAAAAATGTAGAATTTGCATTTGGTGTTGGTGGTACTAATAAAAAGAATTCAAGTTCATGGATATTAACTGAATGGAAATCACCTAAGACTATTCGTGAATGGGGATATTATCGTGTATTACATGAAGCTGCTGGTATTAAAGTTAAAGAATTAACCGTAAATCCACAAGCATCTTTATCGATGCAACGGCATGAATCTCGGTGTGAGTATTGGATGGTAGCTGAAGGCACGGCAACTGTTACTAGTTCTGATTCGATTGTTACATTAGTTACACATGATGAATATCACGTACCTGCGCATGCTTGGCATCAATTAAGTAATATTACTGATAGACCACTAAGACTAATTGAAATTCAATACGGTGAAAGTTGTGTTGAAGAGGATATTGAAAGAAAATGATTACGGTATTCATTGGGTATGACCCACGAGAAGCAATAGCTTATCATGTATGTGCTAATAGTATTATTAGACATAGTTCAAAGCCAGTAGCATTAGTTCCATTGGCTTTGGATAATCTAAAAGATTATGCAGAAACACATGATGATGGTAGTAATCAATTTATT